GAAGTAGTAGATACAACGAAAGACAATTTATCCGAAGAAGGAGCATTAGAAAATGTAGCAGATGGCAATAGTGTGATTGAACAAAAAGAAGAAGTCACACTTCCTGCCTCTGAAGAAGTTCTTAAAAATACTGAAGAATTAAATGAAGAGAAAGTATCTGAGTTTTTGAAAAACAACCCAGACTTACTTAATAAATTAAAACCAAGTCAGGAAGTAGAACTTGACGAGGATGTAAAAAAGTTTCTTGAGTTCAAAAAAGAAACTGGAAGAAGTTATTCTGACTTTATAGAATACCAAAGAGACCCATCTGATTTTGAAGAAGAAGATCTTGTTCGTAAATTAATTAGAGATAGGAATCCTGATTTAAACGATGAGGAGATTGAAGATGAGTTTCTAGATACTTATGGTTATGATGAAGATTTAGATGACGAGAAAGATATTAGAAAGAAACAAAGAGAATACAAAAAAGCAATTGCTGAAGCTACTGAGCATTTTAATGAACTAAGGGAGAAATACAAAGTACCATTATTGGTTAATAATGAGAATGTACCTGAAGATTATAAAGAAGCGAAGACAGCTTTAGAGCAATTAAAAGCAGAGCAATCTGCACAACAAGAAGGAGTAGAACAACAAACGAAACATTTCTTGGGTAAAACCGAAGAATTTTTCTCTAATGATTTCAAAGGTTTTGAGTTCAAAGTTGGGGAAGAATCTTTAGTGCATAAGCCAGGTAACGTAGAAGATGTTAAGAATACTCAATCCAATATCGTCAATTTTTTTCAAAAGTTTTTAGACGAGAATGGAACATTAAAAGATATTGAGGGATATCACAAAGCTCTTTATGTAGCAATGAATTATGATAGCATTTTAAAAAATGTGTATGAAACTGCAACAGCTAAAGCAATAGAGAGTGAAGTTAAAAATTCTAAGAATATCGACATGGGAATGAGACCATCTCAATCCACATTAAAAACTGGAGGAATAACAATGAAAATCGTACAATAAAACAATAAATAAAAACAATAAACAATGGCACTTAATGGAACTCCAGCAGTAAAGCTAACACCTTCTGCTTCAAAAGAAATTTTAGCATCTAACTATTTAGATGCAACGAACTTTAATTTTACTAACCAATACTTACCTGAATTACACGAGAAAGAATTTGCTCGTTACGGTAATCAATCTTTGAAAGGTTTCTTAGAGAAAATGTCTCAAGAAATGCCTATTCAATCTGACTTGATTAAATGGAGTGAAGAAGGTCGTTTGAGACCAGTTGGTCAAGCTGTAACTCGTGTAGCTGCTGTATTTACACTTGTAGCACACCCATTCCGTAAAAACGATACTGTTATCATCACTGATGGTGCTGGTGTTGAAAGAAAAGGTTTGGTAACTGCTGTTACTGCTGATACTTTTACCGTAGCTTCTACTTTAACCGCTGGTTTTGGTGCTTTGGCTACTACAGGATTAAGCATATTTACTTATGCTAACGAATACAGAAAAGGAACTAATGGTCGTGAAGAGTCTCTTGAGTCTCAACCAGAAATCTTTTCAAACAAACCAATCATCATTAAAGAGAAAGATTCAGTTAATGGTTCTGATATGGCTCAAATCGGATGGATTGAAGTACAAGGAGAAGATGGTGCAGGATACCTTTGGTATTTGAAATCAAGAGCTCAAACTCGTCAAAGATTTGATGACTACTTGGAAATGGCTATGGTTGAAGGTACTGCTTTTGAAGCTGGTTCTGCTGCCGCTACTGCTGGTTACACAGGTACAGAAGGTCTTTTTGAAGCTGCTTCTAAAGGAAACATTTTCAATGGTTTAGTTGACAGCATTACTGAGGTTGATGAAATCTTAGCTCGTCTTAACAAGCAAGGTGCTATCTCTGAATACTTGATGTTTAATACTTTTACTCAAGATAGAGCTATCGACACTATGTTGGCTGCATTGAACTCTTACGGTGTTGGTGGAACTTCTTACGGAGCTTTCAACAATTCTGAAGATATGGCTTTGAACTTAGGATTCACAGGATTCAAATTGGCAGGTTATGAAATCTACAAAAACCAATGGAGATACTTAGATGACGCTACTGCTCGTGGTCTTTTCACAGGTACTGCTCAAGTTAACGGTCTTTTAGCTCCATCTGGAACTAAAACAGTTTACGATAACGTATTAGGAGTTAATGCTACATTGCCTTTCTTACACGTTAAATACCGTAAATCTGCTACAGAAGACAGACGTTACAAAGTATGGGCTACTGGTTCAGCTGGTGGTGCTAACAATAGTGATTTAGATGCTAACGAATTGCACATGCTTTCTGAAAGAGCGTTATGTGTAATGGGTCGTAACAACTTCGTTATGTTAAAAGCATAACCAAACAATAACCAATAATTAAGGGAGCTGAAATATGCTCCCTTTTTTTATATAACTTTGCGTAAATATTTAATTTAATCAAACAATGGCAATAAGAAAAAAAATGGTAGAGGATTCTATCAAAGACAGAACGTACTTTTTAACTGCTGAACAAGTACCATTACAGTTCTTTTTACAGAACAGACACAAACAACATTCGGCTCTTCAATACTATGATGAATCAAAGAACAGAAGTAGAGCATTAAGATATACTACAAACAATGCCTCTGTATTTCAAGATGAACAATTTGATGATAGCATCTTAGGTTTCATTGTATTTAAAAATGGAAAATTAGAAGTTCCTAAAACCAATCCTACATTACAACAGTTTCTTGAATTACATCCACATAAGGGATTATTGTTTGAAGAACACAATCCTGAGAAAGATGCTGAATCTGAATTGAGTAGTTTAGTTGTAGAAGCTGAGGCTATGAAAGTAGCTTTCGATTTAGAAGCTCTAGAACTAGAGAGTATTGCACTGGCTTTATTTGGTTCAAGTTCTACTAAGAAGAAAACAAGTGAGATCAAGAGAGATGTATTAATGTATGCTAAACAAGACCCAGTTACATTCTTACACTTAGTGGCAGATGATTTAACTAAACTAAAAGCTGTAGCCATTAAAGCTCAGGAGTTAGGATTGGTTCAGTTGAAAGACCTAGTATTCTATAACGAAGGAAATGTACTATGTAGAGTACCTTACGATAGCGACCCTACAGATACGTTTGCTAGGTGGCTATCTACGTCTAAAGAAGGAAAGTCTTTCCTTCAGTTTTTAGAAGCAAAATTAGTTTAAAATGCAAAAGCCCTTGATTAATTCAGGGGCTTTTTATTACACGTAAATCAAGTCTGTTTTATTCTTTCTAATCCCTATCATATATGTCTTTAATGTACCTAATTTAATACATTCGCATTCAGAGGCTTCTTTTAATCCATTGTAAAATATTCCAGTTTGTGTATTGAGTATTAATTTTCTCTTCAATACAGCCATGTTTTCTATAGAATAAGCAGATCTAGCTTTGCTTGATTCGCTTAATTTGATTCTTGTTTCTTCTGATATTACTCTTCCTTTGGCGCTTTCGCTAATTTTCTTCCTTGATTCTTCTGATATTATTTTGCCTTTTTGAGACATACTTATTTTTTCCTTAGTTTCTTTCGAATGTTTTCTACCTGTATTTGACTTGCTTATTTTTTCTGAATGCTCTTTAGTTATTATTTGTTTAGATCTAGCAATCTTTATCTTAATTATTGTTTCTTTTGATAGTTTACCACTCTTGTTACTTGATGCCGTAAGAACACAATTCATTCCGTTTATTCCAGTTGCACTGAAATAATCTTGATAATATCTTTCTTTATTGTTAAGGTTTTCAATACTGCATTCGCATAAAACCTCAAAAGTATGCTTTTCGAAACCATACTTCAACAATGAATTATATATTATAGGTTGACTTTTACATCTTAGGTTTTTGTAACACATAAGTCTTTTTTCTATATTTACACTTTGCCCTATATAAATTTTACCTGAAGGACTTGTTATTTTATATATACCTATCATTGTATGTTTATTTTATACAAATATAATTAATTATAGAATTAGTGGGCTCTTTAATGATTTTATAAATTAAGTATCTTTGTACAAAACTAATACAAATGATTAATATAAATAAAGTTAGGAACACAGTATTGTTTGTTCTTAATAAAGAAAATCGTGGATTCATTACGCCTAATGAGTTCAACAGTTTCTCTGATATGGCTCAAATGGCTATATTTGAAGATGACTTCCACAAGTACGCAAAAGCTATTTTAAAGCAAAACAATAGA